CGCAATCCTCGCCATTTTCTAAACGGCGACTACATCGGCGCGTCCGCTGAATAGTTACTGGCTTTTACCATTATATTTGCATTAACATCCGTGAATTTCAAATTTGACAGTCTGTGCGTTTACGAATTGCTAAAAATTGTCGAATTTATTGAACCTCAATGGGTTTGATTAGTAACCCATCATAGCGGATAGGTCATATATGAAGTTTGCAGATTGCCTGAAAATAGCCTTTTTTGTGCATTTTATTGCCGAAAAATTGTCGGAAAATTGTCGGAAGAATCATCTGTAAATCACCATATAACATCAAAAAATATCCACAAAAATATCCGTTAATTCCCCAAAAACGTCTAAAAGAACCCATATACATCCCATTAAATTATGGCAGTATTAAGCGCAGTTGTGGTGCCTGGCAAAGCCCTCAAGGGAGGCAGGCACAAAGTGAGAATAGCGGTGGCGCATAATGGCGAAACGCGATACATCGTCACCGATATTCAAATTGACTCTTTAAAAGAGTTTAAAAATGGTATGGTCGTAAAAAGACCGGATGCCGCAATAATAAACACGAAGATTCGCGGGCTGTTGCAGCGTTACCAGGAGGTGATAGATAAAATGGGATACGCCAGCCATCTGACGTGCCCGGAGCTGGTGTTTCAGCTAAAAGACTCTAACCGTATTGATTGCCATACGCTTTCATCGGTCTTTGAGGAATTCATGGACACGAGCTATATCAAAGAATCATCAAAGAAATTCTACCATTACGCCTGGAACGTGATTTCAAAGTATCTCGATACAAATATTCTTTTAACGAATATCAACCGTGCTACGATACTTAGAATCGATAAGGATCTGCGCAAACGTGGCTTGAAGCAATCTTCGCTGGGGGCGTATATGTCATTCCTGAGAATATTGTTGAATCATGCGACGAAATGCGGGTATGTACAATACCGGATTTCGCCGTTTGTTGGATATAAGATGCCGGAGCCAACCATCAGAGACTCATGGCTGACTGTCGACGAGATACGGAAAATCCGCGACCTCAGGATAGAGAATAAGGAGGTATCCAAGTGCCGTGACTTGTTTATGCTCTCATACTATCTTGGCGGTATAAATATGATTGACCTCCTGGCCGTCAATTTCAACGAGTGCAATGGCACTCTGCGATATGTAAGAACGAAAACTGAAAATCGCGCGAAAGCAAACAAGTATGTGGAATTTCATATTCCTGAAGAGGCGATGGAGATTATAGAACGGCATATGGGGCAAGATGGATTCCTGTCATGCTCTGACTTCCAGCGAAGAGACAAATTTGCCAGATCCTTCATCAAGAATCTGCCGATAATAGCAGAGCAGGCAGAGATAAAGAGGTTCATATATTACTCTGCGCGAAAGTCGTTCAGTCAGCACGCCTACGACCTTGGCGTGAGCGAGAGTGTTATAGACTACATACTCGGTCACAAGGTAAACAAAGGAGGCACATCGCTCTTCTCCTACATCTCCGTAACATCTGAAAAGGCGACAAAAGCCATACGCCTGGTTTTGGATAATTTGAAATAATGTGTTAACTTTGCGCTATCAATAGTATCGTTCCATTGCGAATGGTTTTATTGGTTTGACTTTGGAGGTGGGGTGGTTCCCACCTCCTTTTTTCATACTAACCTCTCGATTCTAATCACCATGTACGATGTACCTTCCACCTCAGATGAATTTGACAAGTACGACGAACCCAGGCTGCACATGGAGCGGCTGCTTCGCGCAAAACTTGTGGAATTCGATATCTCATTACGGATACTCTGCCCGCTTGAAAAAGCCGGGATAAGAACGCTCGGTGACCTGGTGAAGCGAACACACAGTGACCTCAGAAACATCAGTCAGCTCGGGAAAATCTCGGTCGAGACACTCGAGAAGCTACTGGATAACCTCGGATTGTCACTCGCAAAATAAAAAAGGCTGTCGTAAAGACAGCCCGGAGCGTCACACATCATCAAGAGAACACATCATCAAATACGCTCCGTTAATGATTACTAACTATATTTAAGAAAGTTCAAAATAAAAATGGGGCCGCGTTTCACAACGTGGTCCCATTCGCACATAATCAAATTAAAAGCACTTTTTAATGACAGTTGTCAAAGGTTTTCTTAATATCCACACACAAGAAACAAGAGCGACCGTTACGAGGTACCAGAATGCACTGAGTCTGAATGATTCCCACTTCGTAAAGTCACGCTCGATATACACAGGCTCCGGGTATGGAACCGGAATCTCTTTAACGCTTACCTTTGTGTTGTTGGTCTGAGCATCCTTTACTGGCACCAGTGCGTTAGTTTTTAGGCTCTTTTCTTTGTTCTTGATTGAGTGGCCGAGAGTGCCATCAGGATTAATCCAGGCGTCAGACTCGGCGATTGAGGTCTCAAGGTGGCTCGTACTGTCGGACACGGCTTGTTTTGCGGACTCCACCGGGATGGGAATCTCGACTGTGACGGTATCAATCCGTAAAGTCTCGATGTATTCAATTCTCACGCTATCCGTATTGTTGACAATAACGGGCGGAGATGGTGGCATATGCTTTGATGAACTGCATGACGCGAGTATCAACAGAATCAGCACGCATGTAGATATATTGATCAGTTTCATCATTCTGTCGTTTTGGTTTTCATCTCAGATAAATCTATATCGAAGTGTCGCTCTGTCTTATCCACGACAATTCGCTGGAGCAGCTTCGCCCATCTGGCGCCGTTGCAGCTCGACTCATTCTCAAGTATGGACCATAACTGCCAGAAGCATATCGCGCCGGCCGCAACTTTGGTAAGGTCGATAGGCAGGCCGTCGGTGATGTGCTCCTGCATCAGGAATGCCATAATAATCAGAGCCCAGGCTTTAAGTACCGTCAATATTACTTTGCCGAAGTGCTGCGATTTGAATTTTCTGCCGTCTTTGCTCACACGTTCGGGATGCGCTTTCCTGGCCCGCTTGGATAGTTGCCACGCTGTGAAGCAGTCGGCAAAAATCATCAGAGTGCAGATGATTAAGTACGGCAACGTGGGCGCAAGTATGGCTGTTATGGCTCCAACGGCTGCGAATAGCCAGCGTAATGTTTCCGAGAGGTTGTTCATGATGAGTGTTGTTATTTAAATAAAGTGAACATCGAGCCGAGTGTGGCTCCTATGATGGACCCGACTACATCGGCGCCTATATCAGACCAATCCCACTTATTTCCATGGGCGCAACTGTCGCCATATTCCTTGCCGACACCGATAGCCATGCCAGCGATGAAACCGGCTATCCATGCATTGTGATATTCAGCGCCAAATTCAACTGTTGACGCTGTGAATGATATGGCGGCGCACGCCAAAAAGTGTTTTACTTTGTCGGTAGCTATCTTCATGGGAGTATTTTAGCCCAAAAGTAAATCAAAATCAGTGTCTTTCTGAGATTTCGCCCAAAATATGGTTGCAAAAATATGCTTAAGATGCAATAAATTAGCAGCTTAATAAAAAACCGAGATGACGCAGGCGTGTTGCCTATGTCATCTCGAAGTCAATTTAGCGCTTCATCACCCCCTGGATTTGATGTATTCCACGATTCCCCTGACGTGCAGGCGGGCGATAGCCTCGCGGCCGGAGGGAGACAGCAGAAACGCCACATCCTCGCGGTTGTCCTGGAAGAGGTTTTCGGTCAGCACCGCCTGGCAGCGCGTGTTGTTGAGCACGTAGAGCGACGAGGTCCAGTACCCCTGCGGCTGCACGGCCCGGTTTCCGGTCACGGCCTGCCCCTGGGCCTTTGCGGCGTCATTGATGCAGCGGGCCAGCACCTTTGAAGCCTCCGACGCCTTGGGCGAGACGTACACCGAGAAGCCGCGCGCCGTGTGCCAGCAGCCGTCGGCTCCGGCAGCATTGTTGTGCACCGACACATAGATGCATTTCTCCTTGCCGTATTTCGCGCATATGCTGTTTACAAAATCCACACGCCAGGCAAGCTCCCGGCTCTGCTCCTGCTTCCATGTGGCACCTTTCATCTGCGGACTCGGGTTGGGAGCCATGTAGTCCACAAACACCGTGTATCCCTCCTTGCGGAGCGTTCCCGCCACTGCCGCCACAATCTCGCGCGAATAGGCATACTCTCTGAACTGCCCGTCGGGCGAGCACTTCCCCGGCGTCGTGGCAAGATGCGCCGTGCCGAGAATAATTACAGTCGATTCTTTTCCCATTTTTTCAATCTGAAAGGTTATTGTTTCCGTCAGTGTCATTCTCCCCGGCAAGCATCTCCTCCACCATGGCGGCGGCGCGCGCCTTGCATTCGGCCCGGTAGGCCTGGTACTGCTCCAGCTCACCGGCCAGTTCTGCCGCCCGGTCGTCGTCGGCCAGCAGCGCCGGGCACTGCGCGTTGGCCAGCAGCGCCACCTCGTCGTCGAGCGAATAGCGCTCATGCACCAGGCGCGACACCGTGACGGCATAAAGCTCCGCGCGGCGGCGTCCGCGCTCAGCCTCGGCGGCTTCGGCCGCCAGGCGTGCCACCTCCAGGGGAGGCACCTCCTGGTAATCGGCCGCACTGTCGCCGGCTCCGGCCGACATCATCCCGGCCACCAGCCCGTCGCGCAGACGGCGCACCTTGGCCCCGGCCTCGGTCGAATAAACTCTGTTGTTGTCAATCTTTATCATATCGGTTGGTTTTTTATGGTGTTGTTATAGTTATGTTTTTGGCCTCGGCTTTCGCCAACAGCTCGGGAGTGCATCGGGCGAAAGCATCGGCATGAAGCGTGATGGTGATAGGTTTGGTGTTGGCAGCGTGGTCAACGGCGTATTCTATACACACAATCTCTATATTGGCGCACCTCTCCAGCGGCCAGTCGCATTTGAGATTATGGAGAAGAATATATTTTACACCCCCAAAAAGGCCAAAGGAATAGAATCCCTCAGTGTTACCCGCTTTATAAGATATGCCCGAAACATCCATTGGGGTAACACACCTTTCCACGTCATATTGCCGTAGATTGCTCACCGGCACGGGGCGTGTGGGGTAATAGTAGTTCAGTGCGATTAGGCTTATTTTGTTTACACTTCGTAAACTCACACTATTGTCACACGCAATAGGAAGAAGTGCCCTTGGCCTGGACTCATTGCGATGATACAAACTTGCTGCCGTGCCGTCCGGGGTGCTTTGTGCCGTACCCTGCCACGCCGTTGAAACCTCAATAATCCACAATGCTTCTTCGGCAGTGATGTCAAGGAAAGTTCCGTACAGTTCAAAGAACCCTGTCGCCTCGTTGTATCGGCCCGCTACTTTGCGGATTATATTCCCGGAAGCATCCAGGCCGTTGTAATGTGCAATCTTGCATAGAGCATTCCATCGTTCAATCAGCTCCTGCGGCGGACGCACCCAGGCATCGCGCCCGGCCTCCATCTTGGCGCGCTCGTCGGCCGTCACCTCCCGGAAGTTGTCGGCGCTCTCCCCCGAGGCGAGTATCTTACGGCTGAAAAACTGCGGGAACATCGTCGGCAGCTTATAGGTGAGGAATTTACCCCCCCCAATTGAAATCTCTGTATATCTGTCAGTTACGTTTATTTCCATAACAATCGGTTTAAATTGTGGCAAATGTGATGTTCTTCTTCATGGCCGCGTCGAGCGCCTGCGCCCACAGTGCGAGTTCTGCCTCCGTCAGCGCCGCGGCAGCAGCGTTGGAGGTGTCGCCGGTGAGCTTGGCGAACACATCGGGATGCACCGTGACGGTGATGGCGGCAGTGTAATTCTTCTCACGATTTATATTGCGTACAGAGTTGATTGATAATTTCGGACTGTCAGCAAAAGATATACTGGCACGGCGGAGGGTGACACTCACCTCTTCAAGCGCCACACAACCCCGGAATGTATAATCCACATTGCATGTGCTTTCAAAGATTATAGTGCCCTGAATCTCTTTCAGCGCCACGCAGCTATCGAACATAAATTGCGCGTCAGACGTGGCGGAACTGCTCGGCCATACAGCTTTCGTGATTAACTTCTGCCCGTAGAAAAGGAATTGCGTGGTGCCCCCCTGGTATTTTAGAGCTTGTTTAAAAACTATTGTTAACGGAAGTGAGTTTCCTGAGAGTAATTACCACAGCAGCCACCATGAGCATTT